TGACAGTCAATGGGAAAGAAATTTTAACACCATCAAACAAACTAGAAATGTCGTCAAGTCTTTGAACAACAGAGGTTAAGATGTTCTCGGAAGAAGTCAATCTTTTTTGACGGAACAAAACTTCTGTATTATTAAACTCAGAATATACTGGTTCAACCAAAGCAAAGTTTTGAATGTTTGGTACAATCGCTTCTCTTGCAAGTTCAACAGATTTTACTAATTCAAAATCAGTCTCTTTATTTGGAATAGATCCATATTCATTGATGTTAAGTTCGCCAAATACCTTGAACGAAGCGGGGTGAACATTCTTAAGAAGAATATCTTTCCATTCACTAATAGAAACTGCAGACTTAACAGCATAAGAGAAATCTTGATAATAATAAGAGTCTTGGATTTTTTGAATAATTTCAGAAGGTTTGCCGACATCATCAATAAATTGTCCAGTAGTCTTAGTGATAGAACCAATATCAAGAACACCTTTAGCAACCTTAAGATCACTGATAATACCAGAAGATTTAGAAATTGTACCCGTAATGGATTGTCCTTCGACAAACTCGCCTGTGTAATCTACAATCTTAAGAAGTCTTGGTCCAACCTGCCAACCAGAGTTTGTTGAAACATATCCAGTTGCAATAGCAGTTGCAAGAGTATCACCTTGATAGACAAGTTCACCAGCAAGGAATGTAGATGTAACAACATTTCCAGTTGCAGACCCACCAAAAGATTCTGTTTGTACTTGTTGACGACCTGTTCCTGCATTAGAGAAAGTAATAGAATCACCCAGTTCAGCGTTTGTAGAAGTAATTGCTAACTTCATCTGATCATCTTCTAGTGAATTTGCTGCTCCTGTAATTGCAAAATATGTTGTGCTAGCATTAAGACGACCTAAAGCACCAGCGGCAAGAGGGAAATCAGCACCATCACCAGTATCAACTACATTCAGACTTACCTGAGAACCATTTGGAATACCATGTGGGAAAGCAAACTGCAGTAACCCAAGATCTAGGTTTATAACATAGTTAAAAGAAGACCTCAATGAAACTACTGGAGTAGAAGAATATCCAGAACCAGGATCTTTAACAATAATTTGGTCTAAGCGTCCATTTTTAATACTCGCTTCTGCAATAGCACCAGAACCGCCACCACCAGTTACAACAACGGCAGGTGCTTGGGAATATCCAGAACCAGGGTCTGTTACTGTAATACTATCAAGAATACTTGTAGATGTGAGTTGTGCATTCAGTGGGAAGGTGATTTCAGGACGAAGGGTATAGTCATGAGGATAATCATAACCAAAGTTATTATTCTTAAGTTTCTTGATTTTACCAACATTAGTACCAATAGTGAAGATAGATGCACCAGTTCCAAATGGAGGAATGACTACTACCAATTCAGCACCCGATCCAGTTAATCCTGCACCAAGAATTCCATCAATTGCCTCAACATCGATAGATGCAGTGGTATAACCCTTACCTGCAGATGTCACTACAACTTCTTGAATTTGTCCAGGGATAGTAACTCCTTCAGCGTCTTGTCCATTAGCAACTGTAATTTGGACCAAACCACCTTCACCATCACCTGCGATAGGAATAGTGTTATATGTGCCTACAGCATATTCAGTTCCTGGTTCGTTAATTTGAACTCTTTCAATATTTCTAGTACTCTGAATTCCAGAGACAACAGGAAGTTTTTGATAGAATCCACCAGCATTTACAATACGAATGTTTGAAATTGAACCAACTGCTTTCTTAGAACTTGTGCTATAAGAAGATGTAGAAACTTCTGCATTACCTTCTGGTTCATTAATTAATGGGAACTTGATAACATCTGCTCCTCTAGTGATTGTTCCACCAGATACACCAGAAACCAAGAATGTTCCTTTATATGGAGAATCAACAACGTCCAGATAACTATTCTTAATTACAGGACTTGTATCATCATCAGGTCTAGAAGGATCAAAGTAATAAGAGATATTGGTAACAATATTTTTATCAACTTTAAGTTTTACTGTAGGAATTGGTTGCCCTTCTCCAGTTACACCAGGAGTTCCAACACGTTCGATAGAGTTGAAGGAATACTCCAATTTATAAAGATTGTCCTTGGAGAATGACAGATTTCCACCAACCATAGTGGAGTGCCCCAAATTGAACACGTACTGGTGTCCATAATACATCTTAAGGACAGGAGATTTGATGAATATATTAACACTTCCAGCACTTGTAGCAGGACTAGTTACAGCAACACTTGGAAGTTTATAAGTGAATTCTAAAGGACTTACGACAGTATCAACTGCAAAAGAACCATCATATTCATCATAAACAACTGAATTAACAGTTTCTGATGGATTACCATCAACATAAAGCATTTCTCCCGAAGACAGATAATGTGCAGTTTGAGTGATTACATACACTTCGTCACTATTTGATACTGCGGTTACCTGCAATCTCTTTGTGAGATTTGCAATTAATGTAATCTTTAAAACACCCGTTAGATTTGTAATAGTTGCTTCACTGTATGCAGCATTGAAACTAATATCTCCAGAATCAATAGTAACTACAGAACCAACAACGAATGGCGAAGAACCAGAAACTTCATCAATTCTGACATTATAATCATCATCAGTGTATGGTTTAAATTTGGCAAATTCGTCAAGATTATTAGATCCTCCTGTAGGAGAATCGTAGTTTGCTAAGTCAACTACAAATGTTCCTGGAGTTGTATTATTGACTTGAATAAAGTTGAAGGCATTAATTTCATTAATATCATTTGGGATAGGACCAACAATTCCAAATGAACTTTGCTCATCAAATTGCTCGGTAACAAGATTACCAGTATTTAAGTCGTCACTCCAGGAGTTATTATTGACTGCCAAATAAACTTTATTATTAACACTGTCAACTTTTACAATGTACCCACTATTAACAAATGCTCCTGCAGCATCATTTAAAACGAGTTTAGTGCTTGCAGTGAACCTGAAGGATTGATTGATAGTAAGTTCTTGGATATTATCAATCTTAAGTGTAGGTGTGACTTTAAAGTAATACCTATCCTTCACAACTGCTTCTACTTTCAACTTCTGAGAACCAGGAGAAGGGATAGTAGCAGTTCTAGAACTCCAAACATCTTGGGTATAAGTCAATGTCTCAGTATCTTGAGTCATTGTTGTAACAGCAGAATCGAAGTCCAAAGACTGGAATCCAGCCCCTGCTAATACAAATTCACCTGTACTGAGTACTAATGTAGCACCAGTTACTGGAGTTACTGCAGTTCTTACTAAAGAAATACCAGTATTAGTTTGTAGATTTTGATCTCCAAGTCTAGCTGCATCGGCGTTTTTATCAACTTTAAGACCAAATCCAACATAATCGATATAATCATATTGATTCATATTGGTTGTAAACCAAGCATCATCCGCCCAATCGAATGCAAGCGCAAAAGATGATGTTGGTGGAATAGTTACCACATCAGTTGGAACAGTTGGAGTAACAGATCTATTTCTAAGTCTTAGGTTGTCAATATAATACTGACCTTGATAGTTAGAGACAAATGCTGCAGTAGTTCCATTCTTACCTGGGATATTACCGAAGTGTAAATCTTTTGATCCAAGAGAAGTATTTGCAACTGTTCCTGTAAAGATTTGAATACCGTTTACATATGCAGTAAATGCATCACCAGATTTCTTCAATCCAACAAACTGCCAAGAGTTATCAGCATACATGGTTGTTTGTGTGGAGGTAAGTCCAGAACCAGTACTATTGATAGTGGTTGTATTGTTAGTAACAACCAGTTCTAATTGACCATTACTAACGTCATAGTACAACCAAAGACCTCCAGTAGCGTCTGTAGCGTCTCCAATAGCAAGAAGCGTCTGTTGGGTCTGAGAGTGAGTATCTGAGTTTGTAGCGTCCTTATAGAGCATAAACTCAATAGTCCAGTCACCATTCAGTTTAGTACCTAAATCTGCTGCAGCAAATTTGATTGCAGCATTCTCCCAGTTTGATGGTGATGCAATATCTTTACCAAATAACTTAGCGTACCCATCACCAGCAAGGGTTAGAGAATCTGTAGCATCGTTACCAATCAAAGTTGGGGTGTAGTGACCAGTCTTATCAGTAGCAGTATCAGTCTCAGAAAATTCAAAAATAAATTCGTTTCTGTTCCAAGATGTTTGACCAAAGACATGAACATCACCAGAACTATCAGTATCTAAAGAATGAACTGTAATACCTTCAATATTATCATCATCAAATTCATTGATAGTGTGATTGAGGATTTTTCCAGTATAATCAATTTTTACTGTAGCAACCGTCTTCAGGTCAGTGATATTGTCAGTTCTTGTGTAAGCAAGGTTTAAATCACCAAAAATATCAATGGATGAATTGGATGCAAGTTCAATGTCTCTGCCAGGAGCAGAATAAGCATAATTCCAAAGTTGTGTACCAGAGGTATTAAATTTACCTACCCAGAAAACATTCTTAGTTTCATTATCAGTTTTCAATCTCAATGAACATGGAACATACAACTCATCAAATTCATCGATAACAATGCTGCTATCAAAGAAAGAATAGAGACTATTACTAATTTCAGTAATCCAATCAATTTGAATTACAGAAGTTCCAATAGATACCTTACCAATAGAAACCTTAACATCATCACTGGAAACAGTTGCAGATGTTTCCATTGTAAAGTAGACATCTGTGCCAACAACTAGTAGGTCAGTTAGTTTTTCCGATTTGTTTATAGAGGCAAGTTTTCTCTTAACAGAGAATGATCCATCAGTATTAATACTTGCAACAAAAGCATCATAAGGATTAGCAGAATTAGTATTAGTGTATCCACCAATAATGAATTCAGTATCACTCATTTTTTTGATGCTTGTAATTACATCTTCACGAGTTGCACCAGAGATGCCAGCATATGCTTTTTGGAAAGTCAAAGTGGCACTTAGACCATTATCTGCCTGAGTATACTTTGCAAGAATGATATCAGGATTGTAAGCATCAAGAATTACTGAATTTGGTCTATTGTTACCAACTACCCAAATATCATTACCATCAACAAAAATTCTCTCAAATTCTGCATAATTTTGTACTGAGGGAAGTTCTAGATTCTTTTCCCATTCCTTAACACCAGTTGCAGAAAGTTTTGCTACAAAAGCAACAACATTGCCATTTGAATCCTTAGTCTTACCGCAAATAAACGATTCCTTTTTATCATTCAAGAATACATCATTTACCTTAACATAATCATTATTTGAGATAAGAGAAACGTAATAGTCTGCTTTCTTAAATATTTGAGGATGCGACAGAATAACTCTTGGATTTGTAGTATATCCAGAACCAGAATTGACAATGGATACATTATCAATAGAACCAACAGATGTTACAGTTGCACTCAGTTCACCAGATTCTCCATCACCATCAATAGTGATTACGGGAGGAATATCTTCATTATATCCAGAACCAGTTTGAAGAATATTAATTTGCTCAATACCCTTATATTGCCTAACAACAAACTGCTTGCTTGTGTTATTCATCACTGGAGTGTAATCTACAAAAACAGTATCTCCAGCAATAATATTATGAGGTTCTGTAGTAGTTAGAACACCAAAGTTTGATCCACTACGAGTTTCAAAGTTATAAGAAGTGATGTCCTCACCTTTAATTCTAGAGATACGTGCAGAAACACCAGTTCCTCCAGTATTCTCATTTTCAAATAGTAATCTATCATCTACCTGATAGTTTTGACCAGAATTTTCAATTGTAAATCCAGTAACAGAAGCATCCTCAAATTTAGTAGTAGTTTCGACTTCAATGTCAACTTTTGAGTCAAATCTAACAGTTGGGAAGTAATCGAACAATTGCAGTGGAGATTCTTCAAAAACTTGATCGGGGTCATCGAGTTCATCTTGACTGATAATACCGTCTCTGTTTTCATCTTCTACTTCAAATAGTAAGAAATCACCATTTTCCAAACTTAAGGAGTTTGTAGAGGCATTTGGTGCTCTATCTACATCAATATCAACATTTTCATATGGATCTCTAAAGCGAACAACTCCAGTAGGAATATTCTGTTGAATTGCAGTAGAAGAAAGATTCCAGTCATCTACGACAGAGTTAAAACTAGGACCTAAAACATATGGGAAAATAGGACTACCCGCAGTAGTATTGTCGATTGTTACAAAATAACAATATCTGCCTTCAGGATATTCGGGAGTTTTACAAAAACGACCATTATATTGGTCCAAATCACCAAGACTGAAGATATACTCATAATCTTCGATAAAGTTACCAGCAACTTCGTTCGTTAAAAGAGGACCAGCAGTTCTAGATGGGTATGGATTTGTAACAGCGTCATAAACTAAATTAGACTTTAATTGATAAGAAGATTGCAATCTAAGAACATTAGAAGTTTGGTCTGTTGGATCAGTATATCCATAAGGACCATAAATCGGATTGCCATCAAATGCCCAACCGATAATAGGAGAGTGCTCTAAAGAGTCGTCAATTTCACTGACAACATCATTCACTTCAGTTAGGTTATCACCCAGAATATATCTAAGTCTTTGTGGGTTAGAAAGGTGAGCATATTCACCACCGTATTGATTATTATATCCAATAAAAACAGAACCATCAGCACTATCAAAAGTACTAGTTTCTTGTAAGTTATAAGTCCATTCAAATACATTAGCAGAGAAAGTTGCCCCCTGACCAACAGAATCCATATTAATAATGGTTTGACCTTGAGTATATCCAATACCTCTATTGATAATTTCAATACTAGTTACTCTACCCGCATTTTCACCCGTTCGATCGATAGATGCACGAGCAATTGCACCAAATCCATCACCCTGAATAGTAACAATTGGTGGAGTAGTATAACCTTGTCCTGCAGAGATGATAGCAATAGAAATAATTCTACCATCACTGACAATAGCTTGTGCTACAGCACCAGTACCAGAACTCAGTGAAATAGAAGGTTCTGAAGTATAGGACTCACCACCAGTATCGACAGAAATAGTTTTGATAGGTCCACGAACAGATGCCTCACCTGTTGCTCCAGTACCTTCACCACCAACAATAGAAATTGAAGGTTGAGATGTATATCCTGTGCCACCATCTACAATTAGAATACGTGAAACAACACCTTTAGTAATAATCGCTGTTGCAGAAGCACCAGAACCGCCACCACCAACGATAGAAACTAGAGGAGAAGATGTATACCCACTACCACCTGTTAATACAGTAATTTCATTGATGGATCCATTTACAGTTACAGATGCAGATGCTCCAGTTCCACCACCTCCAGTAATGCTGATGGATGGGGGGAATGCTGCATCATAAGACTCACCAGGATTAGTAATAGTAATTCCTGTAATTGCGCCAAATGTCTTAGTTACTGGAGACTTATAAGACCAAATAGAGACACCATTGATCCAAGTTCCAATTGCACCAGGTGAAATGAGATTCTTATTTGAAATTGTTGTAGAAACTAAAGGGAATCTATTCAGTTTTCTTTGATTGCCTGGAAGTAGAGCAGAACCTGGGAAAGGTCCAATCTTATAGTTGGGGATACCTGTAGATGCGACATAAACATAACTATCATTGAAGAATGAGTTTTGTACATTTGTCGTATAAGGACCAATCGCATTGAATACAGCAGAGTTATCAGATTTACCCTTATTGAGGTCAATCGAAACAAGAATGTTACCTTGAGGAACAACAAGACCTGGTTGGGGGAGTTGATACTGGAATACAGTTTCACTATCCCTTGAAGTTACTAAGAATGATCCGTTGTAAATGATTGGATTTGCACCATATACAGTAACTTGGTCACCAACAAGCAAACCATGAGGATTAGAGCAAGTTACTGTTGCAGATTGGTCATTTACTCCACCAAAAGTGATAGAACTAACTTCGATGAGTTTTTTAACATTATACAACCAAGTATTCAATTCAGGAATATCAGATGTACCACCAAGTTTAGAGATATTAAGT